AGATGCTACCCTTAACAGAATGGTGGCTAGGGGCGATTTACCCAACGGCGAGTGCAAGAAGCGTGGGCACACCCGTTATTGGAAGAAGTGGGATATTCTGCACTTCATAAAGAGCAAGAGAAAATAATGATGAAAAATTTGGTGGTTTCGGAATTATTGTCTATCTTTGCAATGCTTTTTGAGCATCGCATATTTGAGCATCGCATTTCCGAGCAGGAATGTGATATTTCCCCTATACTATTGGCGTGGTATAGGGGATTTTTGTTTCTACTTCTATCCTAATAGTTGAACATGTAAGTGTTCCTTACAAGTTGAGTAAGAGAGGTAAGTGATTGCCTCTCTTTTTTTGTTTCAGTTTGCGTGAGTGACGTTGCAATTTTTGCAACAGTCACTCTGACTTTCCCTTTTTTTGTTTTTACATTTTCAAGAAGTCTTCTATATCTATGTACTCAATACCGAAATTCTCCGCACATTGTTTGTCGGAGTCCGAGAAGTCACCTTCTTTTCCGCTAGCATCACCTATCATTATCAGCTCACTTTTCTTCCAAGAAGAATACGACTCAAGCATTCCTGTATTTGGCTTTCTCATTCCTATCTCTGCATGCGATGGGCAATACATAGAGTTGACGAAGATATTTCGTCCGGTATGATTGCGAAGATATTTTTGCATAAAGCTTTCAATAGCCTTTATCTTTCCGATGAAATCCTGTTCGTCAACAAATTGAGGGATGCCTCCTTGGTTTGAGACTATTTCCACATAGTAAAGAGTAGGGAATGCATCTACAATCTTATCCAAAACCTCTTTACGGATTTTGAAATCTGTTACATCTGTAGGAAAGGTGTTTCCTGATATAGTTGTAATAATCGTGTCGTCTAAATCAATGAATAATACTTTTTTCTTGATTAAATATCCTTTTTCTGTCATAATTTTGCTTTTTTCTATATTGATATATTAATATCTTTATCTACGAAAATTAAGTTTGTAAAACACAGTTGTTCCGGTGTGTCTCACCATTTTTATTACAATGCAAAGATACGACAAAAAAGATGGCCTTGCAAATAAATTAATGCAAATTTTAAAACGTTATCTGTTTTTAATGAAATCATTAACAATTCTCTCTATGGTGTCTTGCTTGATAGCTATAGGGGCATCACCTTGATATTCTATCACTTGGTTGCCGCATTCCTTCCAAAATAGGTTGCTATTGATGCGTTCGCCATCTACCAAGATCCAATCCGGATGATGTTCGAACGAATGCATATTAGTTAGCGGAACGAGAATGAATAATTTATTCTCCATCTTGTTTACGAGTACCGACAAGTCATTATCATCAAATGTAATGATAACTCGATTTTCATTCTCAGATAGAACGTTAAAATCCTCATTAAAACGTTCATAAAGGTAATTTTTGATTTTCGAACAACTCATATTCTTGTAATTTTATAGGAGGGCAGATGGAAAAATCCAAGGTCTGCCCGCCAAGTTAAACTTATAAGGAAATCTTCTATAATATCGACTGACAGAGCCATCCCATAAGATAGCATGGTTCTTCGCCTTGCATATCTATTCCCAGATGGTTGCATATATGTGCTACTACATGAAACATTTCATGTGTGAGACTATTTATATACTCACCTTCAGAAGTAGATTTGCAAATGAGCACAACACTTGTTTTCTTTGAAACATTTGTGTATGTCAATCCTTTGTTTGAAGAATCGGTTGAAATGTGGTCGTATGCATCCAATAATGGTTGCCCCTTACAATCAATGGAACTTAGTAAGTCCATAGCTTCGTCAACATCTTCTTGATTAGCTACATGACATACAATCACATTCCAATCGTATTTCTCCAAGTAAATTTCTTGTTTAATCATAATACATCATCCCATGGAATGCCGATACCATTATGGTTGCAATCGGCATAAAATCTATTGAAAATAAATCCGTCCGCTTGGTCTGGGTCATCCACCATATCCTTAATGAATTGAGCCAAAGCAGCTTCGTCTTTTAAAGAAGACTTAAAGAAATCGGCTCTAGCCATGTTTGCGACATAAACGAAATCGTAATTGTCGGCATTCTCCAACTTTACGTTGTTGACTTTAAGAAGTTCCTCGACTGTATCTTTTTCTGTCGGTTCAACTTTTTCGAGCTTACCAGTTGTTGCGTTTGTCTTGCGCATTAAGGTAATAGCCCAGTCGCACATCTTTTTATTGAAGTGCCAGCCATTGTAGCGAAGGTATGCAATCATCCCTTCCGGCTTCATATCGTATGCGTCAAGTGGTATTTTGTATCTTCCCATAATAAAAGCTTTTAAAGGAGGTGGAGATTTCTCCCCACCTCAAAGTGTAATACTAATAGCGATAACCGCCACCTCTGCGACCACCATGTCTTTCACCATAGCGGTCATCATCGTCATCCCAATTGTCTCGGTAATCCGGCATTGGATTTCTGTGACCCATTCGTCCATACTTGTCATCCCCCATTTCATCAATGCAGTGCATGAGTTTACCACCATACTTAAGCATCTTCTCTACAAGTTCTGACATTTCATTTACCTTGTTTTCGGTAATTTCTATCATGTATCCCATAATGATTTACTTTTTTGTATTAACTTTTTCCAAAGCCACTGACAACATAGACTTAATATCGGTCAAAGTTCCCTTCATTCCGCTAACCTCGCTTTTGAGGTTATTGATGTCTTCTTCCTGTTGTCTGTCTTTGGCTATTTGTGGATTCAATACGGCACGCATCTTTGCGCACTCTTCCATAACCTTTTTGTGGTATGGCTCGCTTTCCACAATCTCCTTAGAATGCCGATACATAGCCTCAACTTCCGCATCCATAGCTTCACGGCTTTCAGAAACCACGAGGTTTTCCGAATTTGCAATTTGCATATTGGATGGGAGTTGTTTGAACTCCATTTGTTCATTAGGCAATTTTACGACAACATCAACGGTAGTCTCCATTGGTTGTGGGTTGAATTGCCCAGGAGTATATGTTGGGAACTTAGGTTGTGGGTTACTGACCGATACAACCTGTCCGATTTTAAGACTTGGGTTTTCACCCTTGTCAAGCACATAGAATATGCTGTTAGGTCGAAGTCCTTGAAACATAGCTTTGTAATGTTAATTGTTAAACAATACCCGTCATTAGCTGAAGGGTGTTAGTATCTCGCTCGAACCAAAACTGATAAACTCCAGTTCCTGCAATGTCGGCTACCGTCAAAGGATTGCCGTTGAACTTAGTTACAGCTTGGGTTACGCCATTGGTCTCGAAAAGGATTGGCAGCGTATTTGTCGTACCAGTCGGAATAGCTTGATGTAGGTTCACAAAGATAGTTCCCCTATAGTTAGCATTCACGAAGGCGTGGTTTCTGAACGAGAAAACGACATTTTCGGTGTTCACCACCACGCCTGTAGATGCGATAGCTGCCGAGCCGTTACGATTAACCCATGCAAAAGGTCTCATCCATAACATAGCAGCCTCCTTTCCTAATTAACCCCAAAAGCTTGCATTGTTGACACCATTCAGGCCATATAAGCCTGTTTGCCAAGCAACACAATTTGGAACAGCAGTAAATGGACTGTAGCTGGTTGTGACAGTTGATGGAAGCTTACACTTGATACCATCTACCTCTTTTTGCAAGCCAGCCAACATAGCGTTGACAGGTGCCATAGCTTGACCTACAATCTGCGAAGTCATGGCAGAAGACTTATAAGTTCCATTCTCTTCACGAAGATGGTCTATCTTGTCCTGCATATCTCTGAGTTCTGCTTGGCGTTGGCCATTAACTACGGTCTGAGTACTATCTTTAATAGCATTCAAAATGTCGCATGTCTGACCCTTGGTTTCGAAAGCAACATTAGAAAAACCTCGTTCCTGACTTACGGCTACATTGTTGATGGCATTCTGCAAAGTGCCAGTCTGCTGACACATAGCCAACTTGACGTTTCCGTCCATAGCCGTAATATTGTTATTTACACGGCAGCAGCAATCAGCGAGTTGTGATGCAATCTGCATGTTACCTTGCTGAAGAGCGTTGATGGTTTGCATTCCGCTCATGCCTACTTGGTTGCCCACGTTCTGAACTTGGGTTGTCAAAGCAGAGATTGCTTGTTGAATCTGTCCTTCAGTACAGTTGAGCTGAGTAGCGAGATTACTGAGTGCATTACGATTGCCACCGATTGCATCCATAAGCAAGGAACGACCATAGTCATTGTTGATTTCATTGGCAAGACCTGCGCCATTGCCACGACCACCAAAGCCGAAGCCATTACCGCCCCAACCACAGAAGCAAAGGATAAAGAGCAGCCAAATGAACCAAGAACCATCGCCATTGCCGAATCCGTTATTACCCTTCATCGCAAGAAGAACGTTTGGGTCAACGCCTCTCTGTTGGAGCAAAGGAGCTATCAAGCTCATCATTCCTCCATTGTTACCTGAACCCTCTGGATTAAAAACATAAGTTTTTGATGTCTCCATAAGAATAATCTTTTTGTGTTAAACCTTAATTAAACTAACTCTATGTAACGTTACGGCTGCAAAGTTACGAATAATAAGGATAAGATAAAATAACTCTATCAAACTTTCTTTTAATCACTAATAATCAAGTAGTTAAGGTGATAGGAGGTAATATCATACTTCCGGATGCATGGAAATCAAAGGCTTGTTTGCAAATTCCGTTTGCAGAAAACGAAAAATGCAAACGGAAATTAAGCACGCACAAACTTGAAACCAAATTTTTCAGTATAGTATTCCTCTTTAGGGTGTCTTTTTGTCTCGGAGTCATAGCAGAGAATAAACGGCTCACCCTTAGAGTAGAAATAGTTATAAGACTTTCGCAAATACATCTTTGCATTCAAAGCCTTTGGGGAGAGCTTTCTTATTCTTAACCTAGTTTCTTGAGGCTTACCCGACAACACTCTAAGTTCATCCATTTTATATTGCATATGCAGCTTTCTGCCTTTACTAGCATACTTTTCTTTATTCCAATAGCTTCTCAAAGACCTGTTACGCTCTTTACGAATCCTATTTATCGTTTCTACATCGTGTTTCAAGCCAAGCTTACTGACTTGTCCTAATATTGTAGACTGAGGAATATTCGTTACTTCTGAGATTTCTCTCGCTGTCATCGTTTTGTACATGTCGGAGATTTTGCGGATAGTCTCATTATTCAATTTATTGTCTATTTTCGTACCACCTAAAATAGTGATATACTTGTATAATGTATGTAAGGTTACACCAGCAGCCTTGGCTACTTCCTTTCGTGGGTAGTCATTGATGTGGACTTTAATATAGTCTATCTGTTCTTTTGTTAATCTTCTTGGCATTCTTCATCCTCCTCAAAAGAAAATCCATATTTGTTCTTATAGTATTCTTCATTCATCCTATGAGTATTCTGGTCATAACCTATGGTGTATGGCTCACCTTCGAAAGCGAAATATCCATGCTTTGTTATGAGATTGTACTTGACATGATATGCTTTTATAGGCATATCCGCAAATTTGAATCTTGTCTGTTGCGGAATGCAGGATATAACTCTGAATTTCTCCATCTGCATGGTTCTTTGCCAGCTTTTTACCCTTTTACTTATTGTTGCTTTCTCATACGCTTTCTTTAAATTTGCCAAACTATTCTTTTTAAGTCTTTCGATAGTTTCTTCTGAATGAGTAAGCTTTAGCCTTTTAGCAGCCTTGCCTACCGTAGACGGATGGCATCCTACAATTACTGCAATCTCTCTGACCGAATGGTCAGGATATAGTATTGTGATTTGTTCATCACGTTTCTTGTCGGGTTGTGGAATAAGTCTTTTTTGCTCGAACTTACAATCGCATTCGTGCATTATTTTATACAAGAATTTAACGCTGACACCCATTCTTTGTGCCAACTTGTATCTTGGTCGTTCATTTATGTGCGCCTTAATGATGTCTATTGTATCTTGTTCTATTATCTTCATTTTTATTCAGTTTTTTATGGTGTGACTCACCTGTATTTGCAAAGGTAATGAGATTTTATTGATAGAGCAAATAATTTAATGTGTTATAACTTTGTTTAAGGAAATATTTAATTATTTGCACAAAAATTAATTGTGTAGTTTTCTGACTCGGCTATTTTCACATTATTATATATAAATAGCTATCTTTGCAACAAAAAACATAAGGAAATGACAGCGGAAACTATTCAATTAATACAGACGGGAATTAATCTTCTTTGCGCATCGGGAGTTATCTCCACGTTGCTGTACTATAATAGTAGAAAACGAAAGGAGGCGGCACTCGCATCACAGGAAGAGAATAAGACTATTTCATCATATGCCGATGAGTGGAAGGCTCTCTATGAACGTTCCAACGAGTCGGTCGTTAATCTTAATAGTAAAGTAGATGAATTGTATGAGGAAATCAATCAGTATCGTATTACCATACGCAATCTAAGGGATGAGAAGAACGATTTGAAGCTTGCCTTGCATGAGGCACAATGGAACAGATGCATCAAGGATGGATGCCAACTTAGAACCCCACCAAGAAAGCGAGAATCCTTAGAAACGTTGGTTGAAAAGGAAGAAAATGAGATATATCGTGACAGGGAGGATTAAAATATGGTTAAGTATCTGAAATTACTCATACAAGTTAATAGCGGACATTCAAGCAAGGCATTCTTCTTAGTGTCCGTTACTCTGATAGGTCTCTTGATGCTCCTGGTTGTCTGCTTTATCTTAGTGTGGGAAGTGGTAACTTATGGGACTATCAAGACCGATTTGATGGGGTTAAGTGCATTTGTTGGTAGTGTGGCTAGTTTGTTCGTCACGGCTGGCATTACCAAGACTATGGGGGAACGTGGCGAACATCAAAGCGAAAAAGATAAATAGACTATGGCAGACTCAAGTATTTTAAAACCATTCATTCTCTCATTCGAGGGTGGATATTCTAACAAAAAGAGTGACAGGGGAGGCGCAACGATGAAAGGTGTGACCCTAGAGACGTTCCGTAAAGTTTATGGTGCTAGTAAGACCGCATCGGACTTGAAGAAGATAACCGATGAACAATGGCATCACATATTCAAGAAATATTATTGGGATGCTTGCAAGGCTGACCAAATCAACAACCAGTCAGTGGCTAATCTCTTGGTTGACTTTGCTTATAATAGTGGAGTAAGCAGAGCCGTACAAAAGATTCAAACTATCGTAGGAACAAAAGCTGATGGCATCATGGGTAATATGACCTTAGCTGCTATCAATTCATACAAACAAGGTCAATGGGCGTTGTTCGATAAGCTGAAGGTGTCACGAATAGCCTTTCTCAATGCGATTGTGAACAATGACCCAAAGCAAAGTGTGAACCTGCATGGATGGCTTCGCAGGGTTGGAAATATACAATACGGAAAGCTCGTATGTAATAACGGAAAGATAATCACTTGGTAATCTATATAGGGTGCAACTTATGATACACCCTATTTTTATATATTTTTCAAATTCTTGACAATCCAAGAACCTATTGTTATATTCTCTTCTTTAGCTTTCTGCTTTATAATTTCTGCTATATCTTTAGGTATTCTAATGTGTAAATATACATGATTTAGTGCTTTTCGTCCAGATCCTTTTCTTGCACCGCCTCGTTTAGATGTTTTATTACTATTCATATCTAGTATTTAATGCTTGTGTTTAATAGACCCTCAACATTCCGGTTGGACAGAATGACGTGCCGTATTTCTTGTCAATCTCACCCAAGTAGAGTGTAATCTTTCGGCAGCACTATTTCTGCGATACTCGTATTGTTCTTTATTAAGATAAGCCATAAAGTTGCTTTGACCGTGATAGTGAGGGCTTAATATCTTTTTGTTTTCTTTCCGTTTATGTATTCTTCTTGCCACACCTCATTATAATCTGATATATCGTCTGAATAGTAACAGATTATGGTTACTTGCGCAAGACCCGCATCTAATGATGCTGATTCTTTATAACGCATGTTTCCAGAGCCAATATCTAACGAATACTTCTTAGCCATTTTGACAGCTTCTCTATAATTGTCTGCTTCATCAAACTCTACACTTTCGTAATCGTCTTCCACGCTACCTTTTACGTGCTGTTTAAGAGCTATCTCGTATTTGGGATATACTGTCTTTCCATAGATATTTTTCATATCTTATGCCTTATCCGTGTTGGCGAGGGCTGATAAAAATTGTAATTTTAGTTTCTTAAACATAACCTTTTGGTCAAGGCTATCGGCAAAACAAAGAGAAATAGACTCTTTTAATTGTTCGTCCGTTCGGCAATCAATATAATCAGCATAAATAGCTTCAATATAGCTATTATACTTATTAAAATCATATTTTATAGAACCATCAGATAGGTGAACAATATTTTTTGTTCTTCTATCTATATTCTTGTTCTTTGGAACGTATAAAGTATTACTCATCCTTCAATTCTTTTAGTGCAAAATCCAAAAGCTTATCTATATCCATTGATAGCGAATAACAATTCTCGTCATCTATTCTTTCTAGCTTTTTTCGAGCACGATTTATTAATTCTATTACATTTTCTGTATTCATATATATATATCCGCTTAACCGTGATGCGTAGGGCTTAATGGATTATTAACCTTGTTTCTTAATTACATCGCAAAGATACAAACAATAATTGAAAAATGCAACTAAAAACCAAAGATTTTCTTTGTAATTAATAATATTTTGCTGAAAAGAGTAGTCTCGTAAGGTTCATTAACAGAAAAGACTTATTTTTCACTTTTCTTGTTTTGCAAAAACGAAGTCTATAATTTGTATGGATATAGTAATATAAATGTTTATCTTTGCACACAAAAAGGAGGTTGATATGGAGCTTAGATTTGATTGGTGGCGTTGGCTCGTTACCATATTGGTAGGTTTCTTCATCATGCTGATGATGTACGGATGCCGGACAACAAGATATGTAGAAGTGGAAAAGGTGGTGCGAGACACTACTACTTACGCCTATTGGGACTCAATTATCAACGAAAGGGTCAAGCTTATTCAGGACAGCTTGCTATCTTATCATTGGGAGCAGACCGAAAAGCAGGTTAAGGATTCCACTTACATCAAGGATGATGTCAAGACAAGGGTAGATGAGAGTGGTAAGGTTCTATGTAAGGATTCTACTCATATAGAGATTAGATACAGGGACAGCAAGGAACTATCCAAGGTTCGTGATAGCCTTATTCATTATAAGGAGATAGCAGAGCGAGCGAGTATATACAAGGCTCAGAGGGATAGCATAAATAGAGAATTGAGTATCGCCCAGACCAAAAAGGAATATATTGAGAAAGACTTGGAGGGATGGGATTTGTTCTATTGGAAATTCGGTATGATTTCCTTTTGGGTCGTTTCCTTGATGCTGGTTACAATGATTTTCTTTCTCACGGTAAAATATAAGAAAAAGTTATTTTATTAGGTTGGTTTTTAGTTATTAAGGTTTTAGATTGGTTTAAGGTAACAACTTATGGAGCAGCTGCCAGTGATGGTGGTTGCTCTTTTTTTTGTCTTGAAAATGCCTTAGAGTATTAAATGTTAAATTTGCAAGCGGTTTAATGTATTTGTAGTTTTATATACGTAACTAAAATTGTGTTGTGTGTTAAAAATGCGCAATAAGAGCAGAAGAATACATTAAAACCCTTGCAGTTTGAAAATAAATTAGTATCTTTGCAGCGTGCTTTGTTGGTGCTGACACGCTTACAAGAATCAATAAGATTTTCCGTGGCGAAAGCCACATCACGATAATCCTTACCTAGATTTCGGTGTCAGACGAATGAAGGGTAAGGATTTCTTTTTAGAATCCTTGTTTTGAGTCGAAACATTCTTAGATTGCTCTAGGTTAGCAATGGGCAATAATTGTTGGAGTAGGCGAAACACAGATAAGTTAAACAAATAAGGAAACGAGTTATTATGCATCAGATTAGAATTGGTATCAAGCAAGCTAAAATTGCACTAGGCGATAAGAATCGCTTGGTGGGATTTTGTTTTGCCTTAAAGATAAAATTTCTATTCCGTGCATCAGACCTTCATTTTAGATCTACAAACCAAGCAGCTAAAGTGATGGGCTACAACAAGAAAGATTTCAAACAATATTTGGATTTATCAGTTAAATTTGGATATTGTAGAATTGAAACTAACAAGTTCGGTGTGAAGAGAATCATAGCGAACAAGTTGCATGACAGTTTCCAATACAGTTACAAGACAAGACGCTGCGAGATAGCTAAACTTACCTTGCCTCAGTTGAGAAGTCTTTTGTGTGATGTCGTTGTGAGTAATAAAATCAATGTCATTGAAAATGTCTCCAATACGCATTGTAGAGCCGTCAATGGAAATACGATTAAAAGTGTACGTAGTGCCAAAAAAACGGAAGCTCGTATGTTGGAAAGACCATTCAATGAAAAGTACACAAGTTATTCATACACCAGCATGATGAAAGATACCTGTTCAACTAGATACCAAGTTGGGAAGACTATCAAGAAGCTTGTTAAGTCTGGTGCGGTAAAAAAAATAGTCCAATGTACAGAAGTCGGAATAGACGCATGTGCTTGTACTAACAATTGGCATTATTATGATGCGTTTGGAAATCTTATCATCATCTCGGCAAAATATCGAAAGGGTCAACTGCGATGCGCTAACAAATACAAAGTCCTAAAAAGCCAAGTATCTAAGTCGAAGAGTGGAACGAACCAAAAAATTATTGAGCGAAAGATGAAGTGGGTAAAAAATCGAACGTAATAATAGTAGACGAGAGAATCAATAAATAACCTGCACTCGTAAGGGAGTTTGTAAAGGTAAGGGGAATATACGAAGTATATTTCACTTACGTATAGTAAACTACTCGTATGTGTGTGAGGTTGATTAAAGAAACTAAGAAAAGAAAGAAGCTATGGGAGAAAGAAGACAAACGAAGGGGGATGAGCACAGAAGCGTTGCAAAGCCAACTTATGAAGAGTTTACAATGTATTGCTCAATGGCAGGTTTTATGAAAGACAATCTAAAGTGGCTTTATGGTCGCTTCGATGATGTCGGATGGTTGCTTCCAAGTGGTAAAGTCCCTAAGAAATGGGAGGAATTGGTCAAGAAATGGAATTCCTTGAAAAATCCAAGCCAGACTTACCGCAAGCATGGTTTCAAGTTCAAGACCAAGGAAGAGAAGATGCACGACTGCTACGAAGTGTGGACAGATGGTTCTGCAGTACTGAGGACTGATACCAAGCGAAGAAAGTTCACTGGTGGTGCTGCCTATGTGATTTTACACGAAGGCAAGGTATATAAGCAGGGAAACTACGGAACTATAGACACGACAATTAGCCGTATGGAGCTTTTGGCTATCATCTGTGGTGTTGGTCATTGCCCACAAGGTGCGGTTGTGACGGTTCATAGTGATAGCCAATATGCACTTAAAACTTTGAGCGGTGTTTATTCTGCACACAAGAACTTAGATTTGATGGAGAAGTTTAGAAAACATTCCGCTCATGTAGCACACATCACTTGGCGCAAGGTGAAGAGCCATTCGGGAGTTGAATATAACGAGCTTTGCGACAGATTGGCAAACGAAGGTAGAATAGCTGCCGAGATTAAGGCAGGGTTAAGAGTTAATTCAAAAGCTTAGAGAAATGAAGATACGGACATTCGAACTATGTGCCGGATATGACTCTCAACTGATGGCTTTGGAGCGACTGAAGAAGAAACATTCTGATTTCGATTACGAGTGCATCGGATGGTCTGAGATAGAGCCAAGTGCAATAACATTGCATAACGCTTGTTTTCCTAGTCTGTCCGGCAAGAACTTTGGTGATATGACCAAGATAGATTGGAGCAAGGTTGCTGACTTTGACTTGTTGACATACTCAACACCTTGCCAGTCTGTTTCGCAAGCCGGAAAGCAGAAAGGAATAGAGGAGGGAAGCAATACACGTTCCTCTATCCTTTGGTTTACAAGAAACGCCATTATTACCAAGAGGCCGAAATACCTCTTAATGGAGAATGTAGAGGCTTTGGTTCAAACAAAGTTTATCGGGTTCTTCAACAAGTGGCGCAAGGAGTTGGAATCCTACGGATATGTTAACTATGCTAAGGTGGTAAATGCAGCCGACTGCGGTGTTCCTCAGAACAGAAAGCGTGTCTTCATGCTCTCTATACGAAATGATGGTGATAAGATAGATTATCATTTTCCGAGAAAGACAAAGCTGAAGAAACATTTGGTAGATGTCTTGGAGGAAAATGTGGACGAAAAGTACTTTATGAGCGATGCTCTGCTATGTAAAGAGAAATTTGTGTCAAATGAATGGAAAGAGCCTATGAGTGCAGCTATAAGAACTCGCTCTGAAGGGAAGTGGATAAAAGGCGAAATACATAGTCCAAAGGTCGAGCTTGGAAAGAATATAGCCAATACCATTACATCTGCGAGCAAGGACTCCTTGGTTGTGCTTGGAGAGACAAGGTTGCGCATTAGGCGTTTGACTCCGAGAGAACTCTTCCGCTTAATGAACGTTGACGAAGAATATATAGACAAGATGCTTGAAAGTGGAGTGTCGAAGTCAAGTCTTCAAAAGGCTGCTGGAAATTCTATAGTCGTAGCATGCATGGAGAGAATATTCAAGGAACTTTGGTTTTCTGAGAGTAATGTTAAGGTCGCTGATGATGGTCAGCTATGCTTATTTTAAATATTGACGATATGATGTTTTTAAATATTAACGAGAAAAAGGAGAAAGCAAATGCTATCTCATACAAGATAGATGAGTACATCTGGGGACGAAAGGATTTTGCTACCGATTGCCCCTATGGTGAGAAAGGCAGATACACCAATGCAATTAATAAAGTTGGTGATTTGGGGTGTAATACTTGCGAATGGCAGGTAAGACATGACCCAAGTACGCAAGTTGTGATGTGCTCCCATCCAAAGGTGTAGAAGAGCGAGATTAAGAAACTTTTTAAGGATATGTGATATGGATAAAGAGAAATTAAAGAATGATTACGAGAATGCTTGCAATGCTTACTTGAAGGCATTCTGTGAGAAGCATGAGTTTTACGGATTAGATAATACGGAGACATTTTGGATAGGTGGCCAAGTTGGAGGAATAGCCAATTGCGGTGATTTTACCTTCGATATGGCTACTATTGTAACTGATATAGACAAGGAAGCTCCCGAAGAAGAGTTGTTGAAGTGGTACGATTATACTATTGAAGCTAGTGAGTTCAATTTGCCTATTCCAAACTTCGACCATTGGCTTATGGGGTGTCCTATAACACCAAGTAAATGGTTCGAGAATATGCGAGCAAAGCGTAAGGAGTTTGAGGATTTGTTGAAACAAGAAAACGAAAGGTTGAAACATGGAAAGAAGTAATCTTTTTAATCATTTGTTGAGGATATTTGATGAAGGTCTCAGTATGAAGACTACCGAACTTGAATATGGTACACTTGAAGTTACTGTAGAGAATCGAAGCCAAGACAAGAAAATCACATTCTTAGCAAAGGGCATGGAGGATGCCAAGCAGAAAGCAGCGGAATGGCAGGTTGGACAAATGCTCTTGAATTGCGATGATTTCGAGGAGATTGTTATGTTTTTGGCTCAAAGAAAGAAACTTAAAAAGGAAATGTCAAATGGATAAGAATTTTAGAAGTTGTTTTTGTTGCGTCCATTTCTTGGAAATACAAGATTCAAGTATAGGAAATGTCTTGATATGCAAGAAAGGTAGCACTACGAAAGTACAAGGGAAGCGACTGACAGAAATTGCTGCAAGGTGCAAAAACTACAAAGCGTAAGGCACACGTTAAAGAACATAGTAAGACGAAATTAAGGATAAAGGTGATAGTAGAAAGAGTGTTTGAGAAAGAGAAAAATGTAAAAAGTTTAAAATAAATGGTAGAAACTATATTAAATAATTAAAATACATTAATAAAATAAAGAAACACATTAAAATGCTTGCATGTTTTGAATATTCTTTGTATCTTTGCATTGCAATTAAGAAACAAGGTTACTAATTTTAAAAAGGTGAGACACACCATAAAAACTGGGAATGATGACAAAAAAGGAAATAATAAAACAATGGTTGGATGAGCCGAAAGTGAGATATTGTAATAATTCTAGTTTCACTTTGGGTTATGGTGATGGCTGGGATTGGGTTAAAGATGTTCTACGACCAGCTATCACGAAGAACGCTATGTTTCTCAGATTCTTGGAGTATGGTTTCCGTGAGATAGAAGAGTTTTTGAAATCAAAAACCGGAAAACCGAGCGAAGAGGATTGTTCCTTGTATTCTGTTGGATATAAGGATGGTGTCAATGATGCCATGATTGCAATTAAGAATAGATTTGAAAATTTAAAATAGGAGGTTAAATGGATTTAGGAAAGGCGATTAAGACAATGAGGGTAAGCAAGGGCTTGACCCAACGACAACTTGGTAAGGCTATCGGTTGTAGTGAGACAAATATGTTGTTTATGGAGACCGGAAGAACGTTTCCACGTAAGAGTAAGATTGATGCAATATGCAAGGTATTGAAGATTCCGATGTCTTATTTGTTGATGTTCTCTATTACACCGGATGACATTCCCGAAGATAAGCAGAGTTTGTACACAAGCATCGTTGAGCCGATGCGTAACGAATTTATTAGGGAGTTGTTGCGATGAAGAAATGCTATTATTTTGTGGCTAAGTATGTCAAGAATGGCATAACATGTACATGTACAGGTACACAAGAGACGATTGAAGGCTATTTTGATTTTGTCAGTGCTGGAAATTTTATAGCACATGAACATAATGTTGATTTCGAAGGCGTAATTGTAACTTTTTGGTCTGAGATTAATTCAATAATGTTAGATAAATATAGGGAAACATTAGGAGAGCAGAAAAATGGTTGAATTCGAGTATGAAGGCAGTATCATTTTGAAAAATTACGATTTCCATTTTATGCCTTGTGTAGGGGATAAAGTCGTAATTAACAATCTTACATACAAGATTAAGTCTCGTGTGTTCAAGTGCCAAGGAAAGACAGTTAAAGTTGTTTTAAAAAAGGTTGATAATGAGAATACGAATAGTTAAATATGTTTGTGCCGATGGAGTAGAAAGAGGTATCTTGGAGTATCGCAACCATTGGTGGGAGAAGTGGGAGCCATTGCATCAGGAAGGCAAGCTGGCTTATGTCTCATATATGGGAACGAAACCATATAAGTCATTGCAGGAAGAGTGCTTTGATGTACTTGGGTTGAATGAAGAACAGATAAAGGTTCGTGAACAGATGTCCCGTTATATCTTGGATGCCGAAGAGGTATACATTGGTGCAAGAATTGGTAACGAATATCGTATCGGCTATGATGTTGATAATGATGAGAGTTTGGAAACGCTTAGGAATTTGGAGGAATAGTTATGTTCGGAAAGATTTTTTCGGTTAAGACCGATATTGTATATCGTAGAGAAGAGAGTTTGAATCTCTTCGATGGCAAGAAGAAACTTGATAAGGTGGTGTCCGGTCGGGTATTCAAGGAGCAAATCAAGTTCTTTGGTTTTACCATCAGAACAAAGTTTTTTTATCAGATTTGCTGTCCACAAGTCAATATGAATGATACTCATGAGGCTTGCACATTGAATCGGGTCGAGGATTTGGTGAGAACGGAGTGCTATAATAAGGTAGTAGAATATTCAAACAGAAAGCATCATGCCTAGTGTAAATTGTTTCCGAAGAGTCTTATTGAACGTAGGTGGTAAGAAGATAATTATCAGTGTTCCGAATGGAATGACCGAAACAGAAGTAAACAAGGTTATGGTTATTACTAGAGGTTATCTTCAGCAATATGTCTATGTTGAAATGGTGTTGGCAGAGTGCTTCATGCAGAAAATCGAAAAGAGTATTCTGAAGAAGAAATGCGTTAGGTTTGAAGTTAAGAAGAAGTGGGTAGACTGCAAGAAGAACCTTCGCAAGGTGATTAAGTATTATGACGCTTATGTTCCTAATGCAGATTTCAATAACGAATTCGCAATGACGTTCTATGACAAGATTAGTGAAGACTTATACAAGTTGCGAGATAAGCTTGCGGTGAGGTTACAGAACTTAGGAATTGGTGAAAAATCGGGAGTTTATGCAAATGCAATCATCCTGTACAATCTGACCAACCTTTGTTTGGGAACTTACGAGAATATCATCCGTAAGCTGTTTGAAGAATTGCACGTTAACTTAATGCAAGCGTTCAAGGACTTTGCTCCTATCTTGGCCTTTGAAAATTCTTATGATTTCATGGCATTAGTGATGGATAAGGATTTCAAGAGATTGGCTGACCATTTGATGACAAAAGAAATTCTTTCTTATTTCGATAAGGTAAGAAAAGGTGTCTTTGACGAACAGACTTTGAATGAGGCGGCTATCAACGCAACGGAAGACCTGAAGGACGATGAGAAAGATTTACAGCGAACTTACATAGGAATTAGTGACTTTATGAAGAGTGGCTATCCTTTGGAAAGAACAACAACCAAGAAAGTTAGCTAATAGGGTGTCCAGTTTGTCGTACTAAAAACGCACTGGATTAGCCCTGTTTAAAATGTTAATTTAATGTTCTGATTTTTAACGTTTTAGTAATAGAAA